GCGGCCGCCTCGATTGCCCGCTGCTTCTCGGCCTCGGTGGGCATCACGTCGCTGAAGTCGTACAGCCCGTACTTCTCGCCGTACCACTCGGCAAACTCCTCGGGTGTTTGATCGCCCAAGTCGGGGTAGTCGTCCGGCCCCCAGCCCGCGTCCTCGGCCGTGATTCCCCACCGCTTGAGCATGGCCTTGCTCACCGCGTCGTACTCTGCGCGTGTCATGCTGGCCTCACGCGATTGAGCACCTTCGCCCGAAACACACCGCTGACCAGCGTGGCCTCGCCGCGCGTGTTGTGCGCGGCCTGATGGGCCAGCCGCGTGCCCAGCTTGTCGATGTCGCCAAACACCTCGACCGTCACCTCCTCGGTTCCGGTCTTGCGCCACGCTCCCTCGATCTGCTCGTGAAGCTCGCGCTGCACCGTCCATCTTCCCAGCGATTTCACTGTGCCCTCCTGAGTTTGGCCGCCGCTTTGCGCTCGGCCCGTTGCTGCTGTTGGTAGGCGTCCGCTGCCAGCACGAACACCCGCGCGAGGGGCACGCGAAACTCGACACGCCGCTTGTGCTCTCTGAAGCCGATGGTCCCGTCCGGGTACAGCGTCACGGACACGGGGCCGCGAGGTAGACGCACTCGCCTTCGCACCAGCTTGAGCAGGTCAGTCATCGGTTCCCCCATGTGATTGCTGCGATTTCCCTACACTAGCACACTTCGCACTACTTGTCAAGCGGGCGGGCGTGGACGTGTTCACCGCCCACCGTGCGACGGCTTGAGCGACGCGACTTGCCGGCTCTGCTCGCGCCCTGCCGTGACGCTACGTTGCCCGCCCGCACGTTCACTCAGCACCTGCCAGTCCTCAAGTTCGACCTCGATGGACTGCTCGTGGCTGGCATGTTGCATCGCCTCGCCGATGTGGCGCATCTCGCGATGATCGCCGGCGAAGCGCACCTCGTTGCCGTCCTCGTCCAGCCCCCAGCCGTGTCCGATGGTGGACATGGCCGGGATGTTGATGCGCGTCACCTTGACTCTCACGATTGCGCCTCCTGTTGGTTGGACAGGCTCTCGTACACGCCCACCAGCACGTCGCTGGCTGGGGCCACGACACCCATGTAGCCGGTCTCGTCGAGCATGTCGGCCGCGACGGTCCTCGACGCGAACGGAATCATCACGAACACCTCGGGTTTCATCGTTCTTCCTCCTCGTTCGGCATGAACCGCGTCAGTTCATCGTCCGCGATTGAGTGATGGCTCGGGTCGTCGTCCACCTCGGGCTCGTCGTCCTGCGGGTTCCATGCCCGCATTTCTTCCTCGTCGTCGCTCAACGCGCCGATGTAGAGGTCATCGAACCACGATTGCTCGCGCTCCTCGGCCTTCGCGCCCGCGAGCCAAGCGTTGATGTGCCGCGATGTCGTCACGCTGTGCTTCGTGGATGTGCGATAGAAGCCTTCGCCGTTGACCCACGCGGCTACGGGCGTGGCGTAGGAAAACAGCACGCGCACGTTGCCGCCATCGACCTCGATTGCCTGCGGCCCCAGCCGGTTGAGCTTCACGGTTGCACCTCCCGCTTCACGTCGCCCAGCGTGCGGTACTTACTCGGGTTCTCCGCGATGTCATGCACTTGGTCCGGCGTCAGCCGGATGCCCGCTTCGTTCAAGGCATCGTCGTCGTGCCGCATCCTCGGGTCCGTCACCTCGATTTCGGCAGCCGCCGCGAGTTCGTCGTGCGCTTCCTGCCACGATTGCACGCGCTCTGCGATGGTCGCCCGCATCTCCTCGGTGTCGATACGCAGGTCGTCGTCCGCTGCGCCATCCGCGTAGCTCACCGCATCTGCGATTGCCGCGAGCGCGTCGCGCACCAGCCTGCGCTCGTGTTCCGTCAGTATCATGGCTTCCTCCTGTCTCGATTGCGATTGCACCACTTCCATAGATGCTACTACCTGTCAACCGATGCAACAAAAAAAGGCGAGGAGCCGGAGCCCCTCGCCTTCGTGCGTCAGCTTATCAGCAGCATTTCCTTCCTCAGAAACTCGTAATACAGCTTGGCGCCGGGCACCTCGGGGCCGACATCGCCGTAGGCGAGTTCCTCGAACGCCGCGCTCGCGTGCCGCCAGAAATGGCGGTTGCGCATGAGGTAGTCGCGCACGCCAGCGCGTTCCGTGTCGTCGAAATAATCCTGCCATGCGTGAACCGTCCACGCCGGATTCTCCACCGTAGCACCGACGCCATCGTGGACGCCGACAAACCAGCGCAGCACGGCGGTCAGCATCATCTTGGCCGAACGCGCATCGCCGCTATCGGGATTCACGTCCGGGCCTCGGAGCGCGGTCACGATGCGGTAGTAGGAACGCTGGGTCACGTCGAACGCCATCGGCTTCGGATACCGCAGGGCTTCCAGCTTCTCGCGCAGGGTCGGCTCGGGGGCCGGCACCGGCTCGGGGGCCGGCACCGGCTCGGGGGCGATGGGCTGCTCGGTGACAGGGGTACTTTGCATCTCGTCCATTGCGATTGCTCCTCTGCGCGCCTGTCGTGGGCCTCGATTGCGATTGCACCGATGCCCAGCCTTAGCGGGCGCGTGCGCGCCGGCAAAAAAACACCGGGGGCCGAACCGCGCCCCCGGCTCGCTACTCGTCCTGACCGTCCAGCAACCGCGTCAGCGGCTCTAGAAGGTCCCGCACGTTGGCAACGGTGCGACGCATGAAAGCGCGGTCCGAAACGCTGAACTCGTTGGACGCGGCGCCGAACTCCACCGCGTCACGCGAGAGGATAGGCGTCAGCCCCTCGACTCGGACCCGAGCGGGAGCGGGGGCCTTGCGGCCCCCGCCCTTGCGCTCCGACTTCACGCGCGCGCCGCGTCCTTCAACTCGGCCACGCGCACCGGACCGAAGCCCGACAACCGTCCCGACATCCCACCGGCCGGATAGCCGAGCGCGAGGTAGTTCCGGTATACCGAGCACGACTTGTGGTCCGCGTAGCCTTCGGACAGCGCAAGCGCGCGGATGAAACGCGAACCGTCCGACTCGCCGGTGCGCGGGAGCCAAAGGAACACGTGGTTCCCATCGCAGGCGTCCGGGTCGCACTGGCGCGACTGCGGGTCGCGCGGGAGCAGCCCGGTTGAGATCAGGTCGGCTTTCCTGACCTGAATCCAGCCGTCCCCGGTTTCCGGCTCCACGTGGAACGTGTAGCGCGGCTCGCCGGCGCGGCCGAGCACCTGCACATCGGCGAGCGTGCGGGGCTTGCGAGTTTGCGACATGAGTGAATCTCCCTGTTCGGCTCCAATGCGACAACGCGCGCCCCGGAGCCGTGGGAGCGCGCGCGAGCCCTTGCCGTTCGGCGCGGGCTTTGGGTTGTCAGAGAGCGGGACTACTCGGGCGGATAACCGTCCGCGTCAACTAAGATGCACTATCCAGCTTGACGGTGCAAACGATTTGCTCCCGATGGCCGGCGGGGCGGGGGCGTTCTCCGGCCGGCCGCACGCCGGGAGCGGCAATCGACCTGGGGTGTTCCCCAGCCGCTTGACGTTCGCGCCAGAGCGCCGCAGGCTTCGCGCACGCGGCGACAGTCGGAACATCCCCCCGGAAAGCGTGCCGACGAACGCACGGCTCTGTGGGACGCCGGCAGCGGAGGAGCGGGAGCGTCCCTGCCGGCCGAGGACGCCCGGAGCCGCGACCACGGCGGGGCGGGAGCCGTCCCAAGGTCCGCGCGGCAGGAGCGGGCGGGGCGAGGGGGCGGGCGGCAGCCACGTGAGAACGCGACCCCACCTCGCGGGTCCCGAGCGCGCCATGGCGGTCGGCCTGGCGAGTATCCGCCCCCGCTTGCAGATGGCAAGGGCGATCCGAACAGGGACTGCTCCCAACGCACGAAGCACCTCGGTAGCGTGGAGGCGAGCGGTAGAGCCGCAGGCGCGATAGCGGTAGGGTGGGGGGCGAGGCCGGTCAGGCGGGTAGCCTTCGCGCGCGAGCGTCGGGACCCCGAGACGGTGGACCCGTGACCGGCCTCGTAGGGTCCCATCGGGCTCCCGGTTCTGGTACGGTGGGAGAGGCTCGTCTGGGGGCGCTATCCGGTGCGCGGAGAGCAGACGTGAGGAGCAGCCGGGCGCGTTGGGGGACGAGCCAAAAGTTGCGCGCCTGAGCCCTTGGCGCTACGGTGGTTGAGCGCCGGGCACCTAGCCCCATGAGGCGACTACGGGATCGGTGCGCCGCCCTCTGTCATGGGAGAGCGCGACTAGCAAGAGCCGGTCGTCGAAACGAGCTTTCCCTGCGGCCGGGGGTTCGTGGAGATGGCCGGCTCGACTGTTTCACGTGGAACATGAGAGGTAACCGCCCATGACCAGTGACGATAAGCGCCGTGTGTGCGTCTCCACGCTGGAGCTTCTCCTGATCGCGGCCGATGAATGGTGCGAGCTTCTCGACGCCGGTGCCGGCGCCGAACTTCTCGATCGCGCCGAACACGCCCTCGCCCTGCGCGTGCGCATGTGCAGAGGGCTCGGACTTGATCTGCGTTGCCCACGCGAGACTTCCACGCGCTGACCTGTTAGCGTTTCCCGACGGCGGCGTGGCACCGCGCGAGTGCGCACCGGGGCTCGGTCCCTCGCGTCGGGGGCGGTAGGGGGTGTTCTAGGCCACGCCGCCACCAACTTATCGGGGGTCCCCTTGGCCGTCCTCGCCGTCACCGCCGGCAACGAAGCCTCGCTGCGCACCCAGACCGCCGCCTGCGCCGCCGGTGACGTGCTCGCGATCCCCGGCGGCGTCTACAACATGACCGCCCAGTGGACCGTCTCCAAGGGCATCTTCATCCAGTACGACTCCACCGTGGGCGGGAACTCCGGCGGCGTCCGGGTCAACGCCCTCTCCGGCCAACACGGCATCAACATCGACAACTCGGCCGCCTCCATCTCGCGGCTCAACCTGTCCCGCATCAAGTTCACGAGCGGCGGCGGCACCAGCAACGGCATCAACTTCGTCGCCCCCGGCGGCTCCAGTTTCGCGCTGTCCCACTTCCGCGCCGAGAGTTGCGACTGCGTGAACTTCAGCAACGGGGTCTTTGTGGACAACTCGGGCTCCGGCACCGGCGGCAGCGCCGGCCTCGGGACCCAGTTCGTGTTCTACGACCTGGATGTGAGCGGCTCCACCTCGCGCGGCATCGTCTTGAAGAACCTGTCCGTGTGCGAGATCGAGAACTGCGAGGTCAACTCCAGTGGCCTGAACGGCATCTGGGCCAACGCCTGCGGTAACCTCGGTATCCGCAAGAGCGCCAGCGAGGGCAACAACACCACCAACGACACGAGCGAGGAGGGCGCCTCCCAGGTGCTCGTGAAGCTCAGTCACGGCTTCGCCATCGACAACCTGGACATCGAGTCACTGCCCACCAACGCCGCCGCCGCCAAGGTCGGTGTCTGCGTCTCGCGCTGCTTCGGCGGCAGCATCACCGCGCTCGCCGTCACCCAGACCGGGACGACGTTCTACGCGAACTCGAAAGGCGTCTACCTGTTCGGGGGCACGCGCGGGATGTCGAAGATCGACGTGATCACCAAGCAGATCACGACCCCGATCGCCAAGGATGTACAGAGCGTGCTGCCGCCACCCGAGGCCATGTTCACGTTCCAGGTCTCCCCTTACAGCGAGGCGTTCGCCGGCCTCCAGACCTCCGGCTAGCACGTGGACCCCGCGCGCGACTGCCTCGAAGCCCTGAAGGCCGCCGTGCCCCCGGCGTCCCCCGGCACCGTCGATCTCCACCGGATGCTGCTGGTCGTCGAGGAAGCCCTGCTTGATGCCCGCGCCGAGAGCGAGCGTGAGTGGCAACGCGCCGCCAACGCCGACGAAGAATGCCGCCGCCTCCTGCTCCTGAACGCCACGCTCACCGACACCATCCTGCCCCGCCGCGTCCGCGATGCCGAAGCCGCCGAGCGCGCACGCTGGGAGCCCAAGACCAAAGCGATGGAGAAGCTGTTGCGCCAGTTCTGTGACGAGTGCGACCTGGACGGCCACCAGGGCCACAACGTGCGTCTAGCGAGGGCCTTACTCACGTGAGCATGTATCTCGGCAGTCCTGCGATCGCGAACGTCAGCCTGCAAGAGTCGAGCGCCGTGGTGCAGAAGGCGCTCGATGCCCTCGCCGCCACGCAGTCCGTCAACTTCGGCTACCCGCCGATCGCTCCGAGTCAGTCCCTGGGCGGCGGCCGTATCGAGTTGCCCAAGGGCGTGTTCAAGGGCGATCTCTACATCGGCAACCGCAACACCGAGTTGGTCGGCCACGGCGAGGGCACGATCATCGACGGCTCGATCTTCGTGAACGCCGGCCAGTGTCGCCTGCGCCGGCTCACGGTCGTCCGCCCGCTCACCTCGCCCTACTGCATCAAGCTCTCGTGGACGGGGGCTGCCAACAAGGCCGACCGCATCGTGTTGGACGGCGTGAGCACCTATGGCGGCGATACCGGCCTGCTGATCGACGCCACCATCCTGACCACGGTGAAACACAGCTACTTCCTGTTCCCCCAGACCTACGCCTGCCGCGTCCAGCGCACCGTGCCGCCCTACGGCAGCCCGTCCGTCCAGCCCACGAACACCACGCTCAAGTTCTTGGACTGTGGTTTCCAGGGCAGCCAGGATAAGGGCATCTACATCACGCAGTCGGGCAACACCTCGATCCGCGACTGCAACTTCGAGAGCAACACCACCCACGACATCCACTGCGATGGGGTGGAAGGCGTTACGATCCAGGGCTGCAACATCGAGGACTACATCGACAAGGCGGCGATGCTGCAACTCACCAACATGACCGCACCGTGCTCAATCCTCGGCAACTGGTTCTCCAGCGGCTACGGCGACACCGCCGGCACCGACATGTACGGCAATCCGGCGTTCGGCACGCACAGCCCGACGCGGGCGATCTTGATCCAGAACTCTGCTGCCGGAGGCATCATCCTCGCCAATCGGTTCCTGAAGCAGAAGGGCGCCAACGGCAACGGCACAGGCATCACCAACGACGTGTCCGATGTCGGCTCTGCGCGCTGGATTTCACGCCAGAACCAGTACTCCCCGGCTACGCTCACCTACCGCAACCTCCAGACCGGCGGTGACACGCCCCCGAACCAGGAGACGAACTGAGTACCTCGCGTTCGTCGGAGTTGACTTGACTCCGAGTGAACCGACAATACAATCGCCCATAAGGCGAGCCGGGAAGGGACCCGGCGAGAAGTAGTTGGTGTAGGTTCTGGTGCGGGTTCGCTTCCAAAGCGTTTCTAACCGAGCAGTAGGGGAGGTGCGGCGTGGCGAAGCAGGGCTTCTTCGAGCAGCACTGGAGCGACACTCAGGCCAGACCCGCAGGTGGCGTGAGCTACGGCAGGGGCTTCACGATCTCGTGGCAGAACGGGCCACGCGGTGCAGACGGTCCTCCCGATCGGGGAGTGAACGGGGCATTCGTCGAGGACGTGATCGACGCGGTGATCGGGAGACTGGAGTTCTACCAGCGGAGCGAGTTCAGGTGCGTGGAGAACAGCCTGGCGTTGGAGCACTTGAAGGCTGCGGCGGAGCGCCTGGACGCCCGCACGAAGGACCGGCAGGCCCGCCAGGTCGAGGGCACGCACGCGCAGTAACAGCACCCCGGCGCTGGCCGGCGTCCGCACCACGTCGATAATCTTCCTGCGGGGACTCATTCCTGTGACCAGCGGCGGGTTGAGCCAAACGATGAAGTTCCTGTTGAACCTCCTGCGAGGTCCAGAGCCCGAGCCTCCGCAGACGCGGCACTCCACTGGAGGCCACAGTGACTGGACCTACGAATCCTGGCAGCGGCAGCGGAACTACGACTGGCTCCACGACGATCCCGATGAAAGAGATGCGCCTACCGGCTGAGAAGCTGAGAGTCCGGGTCGGCGACATGGTGTGGTTCCGGGGCTGGGTCGATGGCGACGAGACACTCGCTGCTACGGTCTGCAAGCTCATTGGGACGACGGCGAACCTCTGCGTTTACACCGCCTCCGGGGGCACCACGAATGCCCACCAGGTTCCCCTCGACGCGCGCGGCGGGACCCCTGGTAGCTGGCGCCCCCGTGACTGATGACACACGCTTCCTCCCGCCGACTCCAGAGGAGATTCGCCACCGCCGCGAACTCGCAGAGGCTGGGGAAGCGCGATCGCGAGAGGCTCGTGCGCTTGCAGACCGCGCAGCGCACGCATCAACTCAAGATGTCGCTCATGGCCGAGCAACGGCGGCGCTCACGAGCAAGTTCGAGGACGGCTGGGCTCACTGCCAGCGCCACGGCTTCCTCCGCTGCGTCGATGCCCACACCGGCGAGTACGTCCGTAGCGGCGGCATCTGCGAAGGCTGCTTCCGCGAGAACTGGTCTCAAGCCGCCATCGACTTCCGGCGCGGCGTCGCGCGCCCGCAAGAGCAAGCAGTCGAAGCCCAACTCGCAGCGACCCTGGAATCCGATGCACTGGACGCCGGATTTGAGGGGCTTGTCGAGCGTGCCATCGCCATCGACAACGGCACCGTGGGCGATCCCGTGGGTGAGAGTCGTGCTCCGCTTCCTGCCGAGGATGCCGCTCACGACGTTCCGCCAGCGCCTGTCGGTGACCGCAGTGCAGTTCCAGGAGTTGCTCCGTCACCCGACCCCGTGGCGGCTGCCGGCGGTCGAGAAGCGGTTGAACTCGATGCTTGGATTCGCAGTATGGGAACTGGCGCCTGAGTTCGCCGTGGAAGCCGAGCGCATGGAGCGCGCGCGAGCCCAGCAGCAGTCGGCGGACAAGCTGCCGTGGGGTCCCGATGGCGACCCCGAGCAACACGAAGCCCTCGAACACCTGCGCGAGCAGGCACGCGCGCGCCCACTGCGGTGGCGCGCATGAAAGGCGACAATGGAAGTGATCTGGGTGTCGGGGCTGCTGCTGCTCGCCGTGGGCCTCGGAGCGATCGGCTGCCTCCAGGTGGTCCGGTTTACACAGGAAAGCTCCGCGTCGATGCAGCAATACTCGAAGGACGTGATGTCGCTGGCGATCGAGGCGCTGGCGAACCAGGAGTTGCAGATCACGCGCGACCGCTCGATCGCCGAGATGGCGAAGCAGGTGGAAGCCCTGAACCTGACCGTGGGCCAGTTGTGGGTGCAGAGCCGGCAGGCGGAGCGGACGGTGCTGCTGAAGCCGATCCAGCACGGGGAGGCGCCGCCCGAGGCGCCCCCGATGAAGGACCGGAGGCAGGTGAAGCTCCCGAATCCGGGGATGGTCGGGACCGAGACGGGTTCCACCCCGGCAGCGGACCAGACGCGACAAGCCGCCTTCGCCGAGCCTACTTGATCTGGCTCTCCACCCACACCGCCCACCGTATCCCGATGACGCGCGACGACTTCTGTCGCGCGTTTGCTGTGACCGGCAAAGACCTGTTGCTGATCGAGTCCGAACCGGGTTTCCAGAAGGCGCTTGTCTCCGAGCTTGGGGCTTGGATCAAGCGCGTGCCCGAGGTGCGTAACGCCGTGCTGGTGAACGCCCTCGATGCGAGCCACAAAGACCAGGCCGTGTGGATGAAGCGCTACGAGGCGATGCTCGGGCGCGACTTCCTGTGGCCCGACGAGGGGTAGCCCATGACTTCGCGCGCCGTGAACGGACACGCGCCGAGCCACACGCCGACGATCATCGGCCTGCTGGTCGGCTCGACGCCCCAGGACCACAACCGAGCCCAGCGTTACGTCCAGAACCTGCCGGACTCAGCGGTGCTCTACACGTTCTGCGAAGGTCCGATGCGGCGCACGTTGCGTGCCGAGGCCCGCGAGCGCCGGGTGGCGTTCGCCTCCTGCGAGACGCCCTACGACACGGTGCGCATGGCCCAGATGGTGGTCATCATCGGCGACAGCCCCCTGAAGCGCGCCGAGATGAACGCCCTGGAGGACCAGGGCATCCCGGTCGAGTGGAAGATCGGGGACACGACGCAGCGCCGTGCGTAAGCGCACCGTAGAACTCAGCGCCGCCCAGTTGTACGACCGGCGCGAGGTCTACTTCCACTCGTGCCTGAAGATCGTCCCCAAGAACGCCTCGGGGCTGATCCCGCTCGACCTGAAGCGCGAGCAGCAGCGGTTCTTCGCCGCGATCGATCATGAACGTGCGCGCGGCCGGGCACCGAAGATCGTGATCTTGAAGTCCCGTCGCGTCGGGATGTCCACGGCGACCGAAGCCGAGTTGTTCCGCGAGTGTCACCTGAAGCCCTACAAGCAGGCGCTGGTGGTGGCGCACAACAGTGACTCGGCGGACACGATCTTCAAGATGGCGAAGCTGTTCTACGACGAGTTGCCCGAGGGCATCAAGCCGCCGCCCAAGTACGAGACGAAGAAGCTGCTGCACTTCGCCAACAACGGCTCGCGGATGCAGGTGGTTGCCGCCAACGAGGCTCGTGGCTACACCGCGCAGTACGTCCACATCTCGGAACTCGCGTTCATCGAGGACCCGGACACGCTGATGACGGCGATCCTGCACACGGTCGCGGACGACCCCAACACGCTGGTGGTGGCGGAGAGCACGCCGAACGGCATCGGCAACTACTTCCACAACCTGTGGGTGAACGCGGTGGCGAAGAAGAACGACTGGATTCCGTTCTTCAGCCCGTGGTTCGACGACGAGACCTACGTCATGCGGCCGTGGTTCCAGGAGAAGGACCTGTCCCCGCACGACGCGAAGCTCCAGCAGCAGCACGGCCTGTCGCTGGAGCAGATGGCGTGGTACATCCACACCCGCGAGAACAAGTGTAACGGCGACCAGAACAAGATGGACCAGGAGAACGCCTCGGACCCGATCACCTGCTTCCTGGCCTCGGGCGACAAGGTGTTCGACCAGGGCCTGACCGAAATCCTCGACAAGGCGACGGCGGCCGAGCAGGCCGGCGAACTGCCCGAGGAGTCGGCGATCGAGGAGAACCCGCTCGACAAGCGCGCGCCCGTGGTGCGGTTCGTGAAGCACGGCCCGTGGCGCATCTACCGCCCGCCGCAGCCGCGCCACCTCTACGTCGCAGGTGCCGACACGGCGAGCGGTGAGCCGGGTGGCGACTACACGCCGATCGTGATCTTGAACCGGCACACGCTGGACGTGGACGCGGTGTTCTACGGCAAGCTCCACCCCGACCGGCTGGCGCGCGAGTGCGCGATGGTGGCGTGGTGGTACAACACGGCGAAGATCGCTGCCGAGGCCAATAACCACGGCGTGCTGGTGTTCGACGAACTGATCCGCCGCATCCACTACCCGAACATCTTCTACCGGCTGGTGGACGAGAAGTCGGTGTCGGGCAAGATCAGCGAGAAGCCCGGCTTCTGGACGAGTGAGGCCACGCGCACGCCGCTGTTCAACCTGGCGCGGCGCTATGTGCGCGACCAGGCGGGGCGCTGCATCGACCCCAACCTGGTCAAGGAGTTCTCGGAGATGTACTACGACGAGAGCCGGCGCGCGCAGCACCCGAAGGGCGGTGCCTCGGACGGGACGGCGGCGCTCTCGATGGCCCTCTACGTGCATCTCGGCAGCTTCGACGGCAGCCTGGAGCCACTGCCGCTTGAAGAAGTCGGCAAAGCCGTTAGGCTTTACCACGAGAATCTGGTGCGCAGGAGCATGGGCCTGCGCGAGGAGGACATCGACATCGGCGGCCTGACGATGGACCAGATCGTGAAGCTCGATCAGGCGAAAGAGATGCGTGAGCGGTCGCGGATGAAGTCGGGTCTTGGGGGCTACCGATGACGGAACACCTGGACGAGCGGCTGTCGATCGAGCGCCCGGTGTGTTTCCTCTGCGGCCACCGGCTCATGCGCAAGAACTTCGTCACCATCGACAGCACCGCGTTCACGCCGCTGCACGCGCACCAAGAGTGTGTGGATGCGCTGGGCGGACCACGTGAGTTCGCAGCCCGGGCGTGGAAGGCAATCCGGGCGGCGATCCTGGGTCAGCCGGAAACCCCCAACCCGGCGCCGGCTCGTGTGCAAGGGGACTTCCAGTGAAGAACATGGGCTACTTCTACGGCGGCCCCGAGGACGGCCGGGTGATCCGACTGCGCAAGGAGGACCTGGCGCGCGGCACGGTCGAGGTCCGCGACGGTCACGGCACGCTGAGTCGCTACGTGATCGTGGAACTGGAGCAAGAGCAGCACGTGGGCGACAGCCTGGCGACGCACAAGTTGATCCCCCAGGAGGTCTGATGCAGAGCGGCGACTGTTGGCAGAGCGTGTGCGTTCATTGCGGCAAGCGTGCGCACCTGGAGGAGCGGTGGCAGTTGGAGAAGCCGGATGACACAGCACCCCACGCGAAGTCCTGCTGCGAGGCTGTGAGCGGCGGCGGGGCCGCGCCCTTAGCCGCGTGGGAGCATTGCTACGTCAAGCCGCTGGGCTACATGCGGCAGTCCGGCTTCTCCACCTCGGAGAGCGACTTCACGCCGCACTGGAACCGCGCGTTCGGCAAGCCGGTCCACTCGTTGGCGGAGATGAAGTCGCTCCAGGAGAAGCACGGGGTGAACGACGTGGTGGTGAAGGGCGACGGCGCCGAGCGCCACGCCCCGCGCGACGTGCTGCGGCGTGTGAAGCAGCACAACGACACGCGCGAGAAGCTCGCGAGCACCGACGGCTTCGAGGTGGCTAGGGGCGTCAAGGTGAAGCTCTCCTCGGCGACGGAGGCCGACTGATGCCTGAACTGTTCTCGGTCCAGGGCACGGGCGACAACGGCATCCCGCTCGGTAGCGCGTTTCTCGCGCACGAGCGGCTGACGAACGACTTCGACCCTTACGCCGGCATGACCGAGGACGAGTTCAAGGGCTGGATGTTCATGCGGTTCCGCGAAGCCTACGCGGCGAAGAAGCCGGAGATCGAGCGGCTCAAGCTGATGGAGTTGTACTACGCGGGCTTCCACTTCAAGGACCCGCAGATGAACCGCGAGTTGAAGGTCACGAACCTGGTGTTCTCCACGGTCGAAACGGTCCACCCGGTGATGACGGAGCAGAAGCCGCGCCCGGAGATCGTGATGCGCCGGCAGTACGACCAGGACGTGTCGGCCGACATCCAGGAGTACGCCCAGTGGCTGATGGACACGACCGAGTTCGATCTGTGTTTCGACCTGAACACGCGCGAGAAGTTGAAGTACGGCTGGTGTGTGACGCTCCTGGTGGTCGATCCCGTGACCGGCATGTGCTGGCCCAAGGTGTACAGCGTGTTCGACTTCTACAAGGACCCCTACTGTCGGCACGAGGACGAGATGGAATACTTCTTCCTCGCCTCGCCGGTGCCGACCGCGTGGCTGCGCGCCACCTATCCCGAGGCCGTGGACAAGGAAGGCAACTCCACGATCTACGTGGACAACATCGCCAGTCCCGGCTACGACGTGCTGGAGAAGCCGTACTACGACTTCTACGCCAACAACAGCGGTGACTACGACTCGCTCGACTCGCTGATGCCGGGCGGCACGTTCCACCTGGAGAGCGAGACCGATCCCGGCGGCGGCCAGCCGCTGGTGACGCTCGACTCGATGCAGACGCAGAAAAACGCCGGCACCACGTTCCTGCTCCAGTTGTTCATCCGGGACCGCCGGCAGCAGCCGGTCCAGTACAGGGGGGACATCGCGACCCCGGATGGCACGGGTGCTGGCTTCACCCACACGCCGAGCGCCAAAAACTGGCAGCAGAACGAGCCGTGCAGCGAGTCCGGCTGGGTGTGCTGCCAGGTCACGGCGACGGGCACGATGCTCAAGCCCTACGCGGTGGACCCCTGCTTCCTCGGCAGCCCGGTCGAGTTCGGTCGCGACTATCACCAGGCGGGTCGTTTCTACGCCTTCGGCGAGTGCGACCACATCATCCCGATCAACCGTTCCATCAACCGGCGCTACAACCTGTTAAACAGGTCGCTGGAGTACGAGGCGGTTCCGATCCTGGTGGCCGATGGAGACACCGGGATCGACATAGACCAGCGCGCCGTCGAGCCCGGTGACGTGCTGAAGAAGCTCCGGGGCACGGACATCCGCTGGCTCGATTTCCGGGGCGCCGCTGCCCAGCAGTTCGAGATGCTCGATCTGGAGTCCCGCGATATGGACAAGGTGTCCGGGGTCCAGGACGTGTCTCAGGGCCGGCGCCCCGAGGGCATCGAGGCTGCGGCCGCGATCCGCAACCTCCAGGATGCCGCCCAGACCCGCATCCGGGGCAAGGAGGGGTCGAGCTTCATCGAGTGGACCCGCATCCTGAAGAAGATGATGGTCGCCACCGGCAAGAAGTGTAAGTCGTACATCTACTTCCGGGGCCGGAACGGCAAGACGATCGGCATCGACCCGGCGTGGCTCACCTACGAGTACGACGTGCGCTTCGCGCGCGGCTCGGGCTCGGTGCTGGGGCGGATGGCGAACGAGGAAAAGACCATGAACCTGGCCCAGGCCGGCCTGATCGACCAGCAGACGGCCCTGGAGCGCCTGGGCGTGGACAACATCCCCACGATCTTGCAGCGGATGTTCGCCGTCCAGCAGATCGCCAGCGGCAACGCGCAGCCCGGCGCGCCCGCTCCCGGTGGCAATGGAGGCCCGAAGAACCGGCTTCCTGCGGGGACAAACGGCCCTCCCGCTTGAACTCCACTTACGGCTTGCACACGATTGATGTGTGAGTCCGTGGGTGTCCGATCAGCAGCGGAGGTGGGGTAACAGCCCTGCCGGCATCGCTGCGATGGGCGCTGCGAAGGTCCACGAGTTCAACGAGGCGACCAAGGGCATGGCCCTTCCAACGCGATCAGCAGCGGCTCGAATCCACGCGGTGAGAAAGCGGGGCGGCGCTGCCGAGGTACGCGCGCAGGCCAAGGCCATGAGCAAGACCAAGCGCAAGGTGCGCGTGCGCCGGAAGCGCGGAGGCTACTGATGGGCGCCAAGAACGACTACGCGCGCGTGGCTGCGCAGCGAATCATGCGCATCGGGGCCTCGGGCGGCGACATGAGCGAGCACGCTCGTCACCACGGCAAGAAGATTCGCGTGAAGCGCAAGGGTTCTGGCGTCACCGATGGCCGTTCGGGTGGCTACGGCGGCAGCGTCGGCAACACCGGCGGCCACGCGGCACCCAACGCGAACGCGCCGCTCGGGCAGGGGGGCCGGTTCGCGGCGCTGAAGCAGAAGCTCGCCGCCAGGCCGGGGGTGAAGAACCCCGCCGCGCTCGCTGCGTCGATCGGCCGCAAGAAGTACGGCGCCAAGCGATTCGGCGCGCTCTCCCACGGAGGCCACTGATGTCCGCGTCGCTCGAACGCCCGCGCGCCAACTTTGTGCAGCCCGGCCCCGACCAGCGGATGCCCACGCTCGACGAAGCGGTGGACATGGTGCTGATGATCGCGGGCGCCGATCGCGTGCTCGATCCGACGGAGACGCGCACGATCCAGCGCATGTTGTCTGGCCTCCAGGCGATCTCCGCGAACAAGGCGCCGATGGCGCAGGGCATGGGCGAGCCGGATATGGACGACTCGAACACGCAGGAGTACGGCACCAGCGGCGAGCCGACCGAGACCGCGAACAACTTCACTCTCCCGCCAGGCGTCCAGTACGCCGGCTCGGGGTACTGACATGGACGAGCAGAAAGACATCGACCTGAACTCGCTGGGCACGTTCACCGACGACGAGTCCGCCGCTGCGGAGCCGCCGGTGGAGGAGAAGCCGCCCGTCACCGAACCCGAGCCCGAGAAGAAGCCGGACGACAAGCCGGCCGACGAGCCCGAGGAGGAGGACGAGCCCGAGGAGGAGTACGACGAGTTCAGCGACGAGGACTTCGACGAGCGCATCAAGTCGAACCTCAAGTCGGTCATCGAGGATTTTCGCAAAGCCGAGACCCGTGGCGCCGACAGCGATACGCCGCCCGTGGTCAAGGAACTCACCGAGAAAGTCGCGCAGTCAGAGGC